CTATTCAAACTGCACGCATCCTCCATTTCATTCCAAACCTTACCAACCGTCTGTTGCAGAAGTAGTAAATCGTCTGGACTGTCCTCAATCTTTCTAATCAAACATTCTTTGGTTTGTCCTCCTCCAAATTCCGGTGCTTTAATCTGCTTACCATATTTCTTCCAATGCCCCTCATCAGTTAGGAAGTCAATACAAGAACCAACTTCATCGAACCCATAGTTGTAATGGATGGGAACTTCAATTGACCTTTCGCGTCCAGTAACTCTGTTCTTCCTTATATCAATTTTTGCCCTAATTCCTAGAGTTCTGGGTTTCCCTTTGACCGTCTTTTTGATCTTGCCCACAATAGATGCCCACAGTTCTAGGGTAGCGTAGAATCGTAGGGCTCTACCACCGGAACGTGTTTTCTTGTCAAAGCCAAAACCAAGATTGTCACGGGTCTGGGAAATTAGTATTAGGATTGATCCAGTATCTCGTAAGGGTGTCATCAGCCGTCTAAGACCCGAAGAGTTAATTTTGGCTTTGCTCGCACCGTATGACCCAGGAGCTACTTTGCCTTTACTATGTGCTGTCTTTTGTTCTCGAAACTTACTCTCATCCTCTTCGGTGTCCAGAGAGTCCATACTATCAACTATGTAGATGCAAGGTTTGTCTTTCTTCAAATTGAGTTGTTTGTCATACAAGTAGTTGTCAATGGTGTAGTACATTTCTTCTAGGGTTTTGGAATGCTCGATTTTGAGTCGTTTCTCAAGCCGCTTACCGAACAACCTAGAAATGTCAAACATTGCGCCCCCCTCAACATCGTCCAATACCAGATTGTAATTTTGGAAGTGGATATTACGGGCAGCTTCGGCTAGACAAGTGAGACTAAGGAAGGTCTTTCCTGAGGCAGAGTCTCCGACAATCAAATGGTATTTACCTTTGGCAAATCCCCCGTAGTATTTACCAGTGCAAGCCAAATTTAGTAAAGTTGAACCAGTGGAGAGAAGCTGGTTGCGGGATACAGCAATTCGATTGGACTGGGACTTAGTCTTTTTCAAAAGTTGCTGTTTCAACTGCTTTACATTCATATCACTCTCCAGAAAACCCGACGAGGCGCTACCGGAATTGAACCAGTACAATCTGGGGGTGTCAGACCCGGATTGCCCAACCAAGGACGCCCCGCCAGGCCGACGAGGCGGCTCCATTACGCGATTTTGAGTTTGCGTGAGGGTTTCTTCGTTTCCTTCTCGAAGAACTTCAGAATCCATCGCCGTTGTTTGGTGGATGAAGCAGTGCCCTTGGTTCTTTGTTTACTGTAGCTCAGAGTACCACCGAGGGACCAAGCTAGTAGTTCTACGGTGCGAAATTGGGGATAGCGAGTGATCCCCATGCCTAGATTGTAGATAGTATATCGAGATAGACCTGATTCATCGGCAATCCGTTCCCAGGTCCATTGTTGCTTGGTAGCAACCTCAAACAACCTATCTACTAGCGTATTCAGGGAGTGGAAATACACTCCATCGTTCTTTTTCTCTGTATGTTTGGTCTTGCTCATGTTATATCCCTTACGGTTTCAATCAGATCAATAGTCCGTTTCAACTCGTCGAAACTGCCAATCCGTTTGACAGCAGTTTTTACAATCTTGATTTTCTCCTGGAGATCGGTTTTATCAAACTTCCCATTGGGAGAACTCCTTTCTTTTAGAATTTCAGCTTTGAGTCTGGATATTTCAGTAGCAGACGTGGTAATACCAGCCGCTTTAACTGCCTCGGTAGCTCCTTTTCTCCGTTCAAAGTCTTCCACCGACATTTTTCTAAGAACCTCTCTGATTCTGTCACTTATTGTCCCTTTGACATACCTTGCTCTTTGCTTTGTCATTGTATTTCTCCTTTGGTTAGAGATTGTGCCTCGCAGCGGTCGCTGCTACCTTATTTAGATGAGCAGTACCATAAAATTCTTCCTTCCAAGCCCAATCGTCCATCACATACTTTGCAAACTCATCTGCCCGAATAGTAAAGATCGTGTCTTCACTCATCTCCAACATTTTAATCACCTGGTCATAATCCGTCTGGTGATTTTCGGGAACCCGGAGATTGAAAGTTACGTGATTGAGGGCTACACATTCACCTTCTTTTAACTCATTGACCGTCCGCTTGAGCCTTTCCATTGCTTGTTCAATGGCTTCCAAAGCGACGACTTTATAGTCACGCACCGAGTCTTCATACTCTCTGATGTGCTTTTCCCGATTAGATCGGATCACATCCAGTAGTTTATCCTTTGTGACGCGGGTTTCTCGTACCGATGGATCAGGTCTACTTTCCATATCGTTCTCCTTTCTAGAAAAATAAAAGTCGAGCTAGCAGGATTTCGGAATCGAACCGTCGATGTGTTGGCATGACACACTCCTACCATAGGCTACTAGCTCGACTCACCCAAAAAACTATCCAGAATAATTTACGAAGACTGGATTATCGTCTGGACTTAGTAGCTTTCCGACGGCCTCTTTTGGGAGACTCATCTTCTTCTTCTTCCTCTAACTCACTATCGTCTTCATCGGACTCATCCTCGTCCGTTTCATCCAGTTCAGAATCCTCCTCTTCGTCTTCATCCAGTTCAGAATCTTCATCCGATTCTTCCTCTTCGTCCAACTCCGACGATTCCTCATCGTCTTCGAGTTCACTTTCATCTTCCAAATCTTCGTCCTCGTCCTCAAGATCGGACGCTTCGTCCACTTCGTCTTCCATGTCCTCTTCTACCTCCTTCTTTGGACGACCCCGCTTTCTGGTTTTAGTAGTCACAACTTTTCTTCCTTTCTTTGGTTTGGCCACAGTTACCTCCGCCACACCAATTCCTTCATGCTCGTCGCCATCTTCGTCCTGAAGAGTCAGCGTAAACCCATCCTTACCGATCTTTTCAACGATGCAGTCACCCAAATCCTCATGCTCCACGGTATCCCCAACTTTGATACCCTTGGACTTTGCGGTCACGCTCTTTCGTTTCATCGTCTTATCCCTCTCATGGGTAGAACCGTCGGACTCATATTTACCTTCCTCCTCACCGTCCGACTGGGTTTGGAGAAAGAGTTTAGTCAGTTCTTTATAACTCATGGCTGGTTTGAGAATGTCGTCCAGACACCAAGCCTTCTTTTTGATAAACTCGTTGTACTGCTTTGACCTCGGTTCAAAATCAACCCGTTCCGCTCTGAAGTATTTTCTACCGGGAACGGATTCCTCAGCAAATAGAGCTTTAACAGAGTATCCGTGGCCGGGGTCAGCATAATACAACCGTGGATCACCCGCACGTAGGGACCTCTCGGCAGTTGCTAAGGCTTTACCGAAGTTCCACTGAGCAACGTCCCAAATCTGAATCCCCATCTTTCGATCTTTACAGTCGATAATATTCCAGAGTTGCCGCCAGGAGGGACGCAATGTTTTAGCTACCTCATCGTCCCATCCCAAGCGATCCATTTCGTCACAAATGGGGCAGCGATGACTGTAGGTGTGTTTGGGACATATTACAACCTCATTGTTGGGACCAATATTACGGTGAATGTAGTAACTGCGGACGGTCCACGTTTCTCCCTTTTTCCTCTTCGGGTTGTTGTCCCCCACGATGTAAGGGATAATGTCAATTAGAATAGGCCGTTTGTCAGTCTCTACTTTGAACAACTGAGCAGCCGGAGGCAAGTCCAAAGTACTGGAAACAAACCGTTGACTATCTTCCTCAAGGATGGCACAAGCCGAAAGAAGTTTTTTGCTCTGGGTCTTGGTCTTCAAAGTCTTCATTGGGATTCTCCTTTACTCTCATACAGAGCGGCTATGGTTTCAACCGATGTAATTGGTCCAGAAGTAAAAACAGCCTTGGTCTCAATACCGGCTAAATACACCCTCCGACAAATACAACTAGGACATAATAAACCTCCCTCATCATTATCGAGCGGTGCTATATGTTTCCAGACCTCATTGGGGAGGGTGAGATCGGGAAACCCATATTCATCTCCATACCTTCTTCCACAATCGAAACAACATCCTTGCCTTCGTCTGCTCCGCTCTATTGTTGGTTGTGTATGTACCATTTAATCCTCACGTAATCCGTGCAATTGGTCCTCTCTTGCTCTTTGCACTTTATCCCTCATTTTCGCGTGTTTTGGCATTACAGGTTCAGCATAGTATGACTGACCTTGTAAATATACCATGTCAGATAGTAGTCTCTTACGGTGCTCCAACCTCTTCATTGCAGCATCGTACAAATCCACCTCGTACTTGGCTTCTATCAATTTACTGTGCTCGTCACTGGTCAATGTTTCTAAGTGGACGGCTTCCTTTACGGCTGATTCCGTCAATCTTTTTACTCCATATCTAAGTGGTTTCCTACGAATCCTTCTGGCCGTCTCTGCCTCAAACACCTGACACGCCGTCTTGCACTCTTCGTGTTTCCTCTTTGCTTTGGCTAATTTTGTGCCATAGTACCCAACTAAACGGTCTTGCCTGACCCACTCCGTATGGAGACTGTAAATATCAATTTCTCCAAATGAAACATCGGGTTTACCATTTAGTTCGGAGGGTTTCTGCCTCATATTTTGATCCCTGGGTGGTAAATAATTGGGTGAATCGTCAGAGTGACGAGGAGAAGCACTGGAATCCTCACGTCTAGGTTGATTTGTTTGACACCACGGCTCCGATTTGGGTTCGGCGTTTCGGCCCCCATTCTATCGTGCCAGCCGACATTTTGCAAGATCAAATTGCGGCTATTTCCGTCGCTGCTTGCACATCTGGGCACAACTCCACGTCAAACCAGATTTTCCTACATCAAAGTAATTACCTGAAAATGCCTCAACAATTTGCAGGGCACGAGTGTGAATTCCTCCATTTAGTAGAACTGCATTTGCATATCCGAGTACACTTCTCCTTATTTTTTCTGGTTCCTCATCAATTCCCCTGATAATTGCTGCTACCTCTTTCCACGGAGGATTGGACCTCATCAAAATCCTGCACAATTCAATGGATTGTCTTTCACTTTCAGAGGACTGAATGATTTCGATTTGTTGTTTTGAATCCTTAACCTTCAAAACCTGCTGTAATATGACCAGTACTTTCCTGGCAGAGCCATCTGCAACCTCAATTAGTTTATCCTTAACTTTATCTGTGATCCTTTTCTTTTCAGCCCTACACACCCGGTCCAATAAAATTCCCATATCATCGTAGGACAGGGATTTTAACTGAATCTCAGTGCAGCGATTCCTTACAGTCTTAATAAGTTTCTGAGGATCGGTTGTAGCCAGCATGAAAAAAGCATGACTTGGTGTTTCTTCCAGGATTTTCAAGAAACCTCGTTGGGCAGTCCCTGTTAATTCACCAACCTCATCTATAATCCAGGCTCTACTCTTCCCCATGAGGGGCATCTGCCCTACTCTATTCCTTATGTCCCGAATTGTGTCTACCCCTCTAAAATCAGCAGCATTTAACTCCACCAAATCCGTTCCCCGGCAACCAACCTTCCTAGCAAGGATTCTGGCTGTAGTTGTTTTACCCACCCCCGAAGGGCCCAGAAATAAGGTTACATGGGGGATATCTCCCTCACGGATAAACCCCAAGAGCATCCTTACTACTTCTTTTTGACCAACAAGTTCTGATAGCTTTTTAGGTCTGTAGCGTTTGTAATATTCGGTTGGCACTATTTATCTCCTGTTGGAATCTCCACAATTTCCACGGTCTCCCCGTCGAACCAGAATTTGTTTCTGTGAAGAATCAAATCGTTTCTCCTTTTAATTATATCGTTAGTGGTGTTCCAAATCTCAGCCTTTTTCTTCCAATCATCCTCATCAAGTGCTCTGTATCTTTTACTGATTGCTACTTTTCCAAGTCTTATAATTTCAAATCCGATGATATTAACGTAGATTATCCATATCAATCCAACAAAAATTAGGAATAGGAATATGAGACATCCTAAGCTAGGTTTTGATTGCTCAGATTTTTTCATCATCTCTCCTATTGTACTGGAATCTCCACTTTTTTCGTATCATACCACGTTCCTCCCTCTGGTGCCAGCGAGGCTTCGATAGTAATTGGGACATTTATACATTTCCAGTGCTTTCGTGCATCCTGAGTCATTATTTGTTTTGCTAATACTAGTACATCATCAACTTCCCGTTTGTGGAAGTATCCGAGGATGGAATCGTGGATTTCCGCGATAGCTCTACTCCGCATTTTCTTCTTTTCCATCGTATTTTGCAGTTGGATCAGTGACCAGAGAACATGGTGGAAGGCACTTCCTTGCACTGGATAATTACACACCTGTTTCCGATCCATCAATCCTTGACAGACAAATCCGGTGAGCATCCGAAACCATCCACCTTGTTCCAGATATTTAGTATACCAGTCCCACTTCCATTGCTTGTAGACTTTGAACCTATTATTCCAAAAATCATTTTCAACCTCCTGCACCCGGTCCACGAAAGAGCCAGGTTCCGACGAAAAATGAGGTAAGTCTTTATCGGTGTTTCCGAGTTTGGTTATTCCTTTCTTTTTCAACCACTTAAGCAGTGGCATTCCAGACTCTGTTTTGATTTTGAGCAGATCAATCTGATTCCAAATGTTTTTAGCACAGTCAGCATAATAGCTCCCATAGAATTGTGGGAATGTAAATCCGTTTTTGGCGATGTATCGACTTAGCTTACTAACCTCCTTCTTTGGTAGACTAAATAATTGCATGGCCACGTCTCGGTGCATATCCGTTGCGGGATCACTAACATAACGGACCATGTTTGGATCCTTATGGTAACAACAACTCCATGACACCTCAGCGCCCGAAACGTCTATCTCCCCAATCCTAAATCCTTTGGGTGCAAGGAAACAACGTCTCACTATACGTTCCATTAGCTCATTCCGAACCGGCTGATTTTGGACGTTGAACCTATCATAACTCGACCTATAACTGCTAGCCGTATGTAGATTGGGAATGGGATGAACTCGACCATTGCAGAGTTCCCGTTCGATGTTGACTAGATACGTCCCTCTGGCTTTCTTCAACTTTTCACACTCAAAATACTTTTTCACGAACGGATTATCTACCCGCTCAAATGAACTTTCGTCTCTGGCATACTGCCCGGTCTTGGTGAGCCTACCAGAACGAGGAAACTTTAATTCATCAAAGATCACAGTTTCCAACTGCGCCTTGGAACCCAACGTAGCCTTGGAGCCAAATCTCTTTCTCCACACTCCCCACACTGCATCCCCCCGCAACTCTTGCTCTAACTGTCTGATCCTTTCGGCTGTTCCTTTTAACTGTC